ACCTTAATCTTCATATCTTCTCCTAATTGAATAAATATTACACGATTGGATCTTCCTTTTATGGATTGATCCTTCACATAATACTTCTTTAAAATTTAAACTATAACTACCCTTGTCTTACCCTTAATCCTTGCATCTACACATGTTTTAATATAATTAATATCATCCTCAGGTGTCTTAATTACTTGAATAAAACGCTTTACCTGAGGAATTATTACAATCTTCTTAGTAACTATAGGTGCCTCTTCCTTTAATGGATGAGTAACTAATACATCTTCCTTAACTTCTTCTTTTGCTTCTTCTTTAGCTTCTTCTTTAGGTTCTTCATTCTTCTTATAATAGTCAGGATCTTCTTTAGTATGAGCAGAAGCAATCATCTCAAATATATTACCTATTACAGAACTATCAATTCCTTGCTCTTTAAGATATTTAGCAACGTCAGAATGTTCTTCAGATTCTACTTTAGCACCTTCAGATAATTCTTTTACTTCTTCTTTAGCTTCTTCTTTGGCTTCTTCTTTAGGAGATTCTTTATCGTCTTTATCGTCTTTATCAGTATCAGTTACTTCTGCTTCTTTTTTAACCTCATCTGTCTTATCTGCCTCATCATTATTCTTAACTTCTATTGGTTCAGCAGATTTAGTCATACAATTAGCATTAGCAGGTAATCCACAAAGACTGAATTCAAACATCATCCAAGATTTTATAATTCTATTAGTCTTTTGATAAGAATCTACATCCATTCCTAAAGACTTGCAAATATTATCAAATGCCATAGTTCCTTTAAGTACTACATCGTCTGCTTCAAATCCAATACTTGCACCTAATCTTACACCATTCTTAAGCTGATTAAAAAGCTTCATGCTAAGTTCATCATCTTTTATAAACTTAACTTTAGCCTCAATAACCCCATCCTTATGAATTAACTCTTCACAAGTTCCTATAGGCAGTAAACTATAGTCATGATTACAATATACTGAATTTATCTTTTTAAACTCTTCTGTCTTAATACCATTAGATATAACTACATCACCTACTCTGTCAGGACTTTGAGTAGATATTATGCACATCACTGTAAGATCATTCTCATTTATAGTTTGACATTTGTTTATAATTGTCTCTTTACGCTCAATAAGTGAATCTTTATTGAATTTTAAATCACACTTATGCTTCTGATTTAAAAATGGAATTAAACTGTCTGTCTTTAGTCTGTCCTTCATATTATTCCTCATACCTCTGTTATAGGTCTGTTTATTGAATCGACATCTTCATTTGAATTCTCTGTCTTATCACCTGTACCGTATTCAATAGTGCCTGCTCCTCTGCTTCCTTCACCTGCACCATTTAAATTCTCTTTATTATTATCAGTTTGCGTATTCTCATCACTAATCTGACCTTGATTGTTTTGTGCATTAGCTTCAACTATATCAAGATTTATAGAATAAGGCTTGTTACCCCATTCAACAGGTTCTAATCCACGCTTAGCCCTTACCTCATTAATAGTAAGAACTCCACTCCTTAAGTCTGATTCTTCCTTCTTTAAATTAATAGCAGCATCTTCTGGTACTGGACTATCAAATGTAAAAAATAAATTATCATCAAACTTAGGAAGTAAATGAGAATTAAGTCGCTCTTCTATTCTCTTAAGCTTTGGCAATATAGTATACTTTAAATATTGATGTATAGCAGTAGTTGAACTTGCCCTGTTACTATTACTAGAAGTTAACAAATCTTCAGGAACACCAAATGCATTAGCTATAACACCTCTTAACCACTGCCTACCTTCCATAAAATCTAGATCTTTAGGCGGTAAACTAAGTGGTACAAAATCAAAATCTGAATCCATTACCTTAGTCTTACCTGCATTCTTCCAAGTCCTCATTGTCTTGTCCCACTGAGCTTGTACATCTTGCATAGTATTCTTATCTAGCCTTCCACCTGTATACTTCACAAGCCCATTAGGTATAGCATTGTTCTCTGTTAATGCCCTAAGGAATGAATTAATAGAATTATATAAATATATCTCATCCAATACATACTCAGCATCACCCATTCCATAAAGACCTGTAACTAATGCATTATTCCATACACGCCAAAATAAACCAGGACTTACATTCTTAAAATGAATTATATTCTCTTTAATATAATTACGCTCATATATACCATTAAATGTCCTGTACCCCTTAACCTTCATATCATCACTTAATATGCAAGTAGTATATTCTGCAGGTAATACATTAATCCCAGTAGGTAATCCATTAACTTCTACAATCTCCCAGTACGCATTACCTATCATCCCTAAATAAGCAGATGTCAATTCCATCAAATCATAATAATTTAAATCACCATTATTTACATTATTTAAAACTTCAAATACAGGATGATCAGATATCTCAACTATATCATTAGCCATCTTTATAGCCTGCTTCTTAGATTCACTTCTAATCTTATCCTTATCAACAATATTTAAATTCTTGTAAGGGAATACTATCTTCTCATTACTACTATTCTTCGTAGCAAATAACCTTAAAGAAGAACTAGCTATAGATGTAGAATTCTTTTGATTACATGTACCTACAAATCCCTTATTTAATTTAAGTAACTCTATAGGATTATTAGATATACTCTGAGGTGCAATTATAAGAGCATCTATCCTTCCAAAACTAGGCGGTAATCCTTTTTGTTCAATTTGTGCGATTTGTTCGATTCGTTCAGCTAATAAAATCTTAGATGGTGTCTTATTCTTACTACCCTTAAGTCGCGCCATATTAAAATTCCTCTTTAAATTAATACATACATTCACTTAATACTTCAATTTTTAATGAATTCTTACTATATCTATATTAAAAACAATTACTTATGTCTTCCCAATGAGATTCACTATTAATATCTTCAGTAGTATCTAAAAATTGCGGATATATATAACTACCTTTTAAATCATCAACATAATTAACTATATACCTAGTAGCATCAATAAAATCATCTCCTACCTTAATTGGCTGATCTGAACCACTCTTATATACATAATTCTGAAGCTCACGTATTAAACCAGTACATTTATCGTCAATTAATAATGTAGATTCACCAAACCTGTTACGCATCCTATCTATACCTACACTCCTATCATTGTTAGCCTTAAGTAAATTAATACCTATATTACCTAATTCATTTGCTAATATAGGCGCACTAGGATCATAAAGAATAGTTAAATTGTTATACCTAGACTTCATATCTAATATCTTATCTTTTATATTCTTAAGCAACATTCCACTCTTACCATACTCCTCAATTACTGATATCTCACCTTTATTAACACCTGCTAATACTAATGCACTTATATGAGTTTGTCCCCAGTCTATAGATAAAATATAGTCTTCATATGTCCTTCCTACCAAAGACTTAACATGCAAATCATTCTCAAAATTACTAAATACAGTACCATCTATAGCAACCCATAAACCTTCTACCATTCTCCTCTTACGTGACGGGTCCATATGCTTAAATGATTCAAAATAACTCTTAGGTAAATGCCAGTTATCATAAGAAGAAGTAGTAATTAAATGCGTATCATCATTCTTCTCAATAAAAAATTTGCGATATAAAAAATTACTAGGATCAGGCGCACCAGGATTAGTAGCCATAAATACCTGCAAACTACCATGAGGATTCCTTAAACCATAACACATCTCTTCAAATTCAGACTCATTAAACTCAGTAACCTCATCTAAAAGTATGCATCCAGTGTTCATACTTCTTACTCCTGACCCCTTATCCAATCCCCTGTACTTTATAACTCCGCCACCTTTAATCTTTACTATACAATCAGTCTTATTATGGAATTCTATAGCACTAGGAGGTATTACGCCACCTTGTCCGCCTGCTCTACCTAATAATGATACTAATGTACTGTCCTTTAAATCACTCAATTGCTTACGGGCCAATAATACCTCATTGTCTGGTTTACTAGCTTCTTCAAAACATTTATAAGCCAATACCTGCGATTTACCCGAACCTCTACCACCACTATATAATATGAACTTCTTAGTAGAATTCATAAATTCCCATTGCTTAGGTAGTAACTTAACAACTATATCAAAATTCTCATTATTAGTCTCAACACTCTTCTTGTGCTTTAACGTGGCGCTGTGTGTCTTATTACTAGACTTCATATCATCAGCTTTACCACCAAATGTACCCTTCTCCGCCCTATCTCTGTAATCTCCACCCATATATACTCCTTAAAATTATTATTATTC